CGGTGTGTTGTGCGGCAGCTATCGCCACCATTGAGTTAATGGAAAAAGAAAACCTGAATGCGCGGGCGCAGGAGATCGCCAAAATAGTTGACGACCGATTCCGTAAATGGCAAAAGCGATTCAAATGTGTAGGGGTACTTAAAGCTTTTTGCTGTAGAGATTCGACCCGCCCTACCCTTGCAATGGCCAACCATCTAATCCTATCGTTACCTTCGGCTTGAGAGTTTTGTTTTGCTCGGCAGCAGTCTTGCGCTTGTGGCATTCGGTATTGATTGCTTGCAAATTGCTCATATCGTCAGTTCCGCCATTAGCTTTCGGGACAATGTGATCAACCTCAGTTGCAAGTGTTAGCCTAATCTTACCGCCCTGGCATTCGTCGCATTGACACAAGCCATTGTCACGTCTCAATACAACAACGCGGATCTTATTCCACGACGATCCGTAACCGCGCTTATGCCGGGATTCTTTTGACCAATTTGATTTCTTCAAGGCATAAAAAAGCCAGCTCTAAGGCTGGCTTTTCATCTTCTTGGATTTATTACGTTTATGCTAGGCGCACTTCTGAAACATTTAGCAGATTTATATCATTTTCGTGCACGATTTGCAAACATAAATTTAAATTGTTTGCTACCTTATCATGCGCATCAGTTAAAAAATTATAGTACTGTCTCTTTGAAATGCCGCATGAATGCGCTTTAACAGCAGTATCCTTGTATGCCAGCTCATACTCAACCCTAATGATCAGTTTATGCAACAATGGCAGCATCTCGACAGCTTTGTTAGTTTGCGCACACTCAGCACCAATTTCATCAGCAATATTCTGAATTGTATCGTTTGGCGTCAACCTCATAAACGCCGACATGTTCGGATAACCGAGCGCCACACCACTACCGATCTTCCATTTCCCCCAACGAACCAACCTTGAAACAACAGTCGACCTATCGAACGAATAAATATTTCTCATATCCATAACAGCCTCCGCATTAATCCCTAAACCACCTACACCGATGACCAATCCTCGGAACGCCGCGCTGCAGATCATTCCTAGGATCCCCGCACACCACCCGCTCTAGCACCACCTCATGCGACACACAAGCCCGGCAACCCAACTCATTCAATTCCATCCGCTCAACCACATCGGCAGGGTTGCCGTACATGAACCGAGGCAATGCGTTACTTCCCACGTTTGCCACCATACTCAGTCATAACAACCGGCCCGATAACAATATCGCTCAGCTTAACAACACGATCAGGATCAATCTCTGTCCGCTTGCCAATCTCACGCCCACCTTCCTTCGCGTACACCAGCCGGACTCCATCGCCAAATAACCGCCTGCACTCATCAGCAAACGCCACGCACTCCGGAAACAACCGCCTCACCTCATCCTTATCCATTAGAGTTCCATACCTCAACATAGGTATGGAACAAGTATGGAAGTTGGATAGCCTTTATTCATGCACCTCTTCCATACCTTCCATACCTTCCATACTAATAATAGATACGTATACACGCGCGCGCACACGCGTATACGCGCCCGCCTATACGTGCGCGAGTGGTTAGGTGTGGAAGGTATGGAAGGTATGGAAGAAGTCCTATCCATGCGCCTTTCAGGGTTCCATACCTGTTCCATACCTGGTTCGAGGTATGGAACATTTTCAAAATGGAATGCCATCGCCACCTCCTTCGGTACGATTAACATCTGATACCGCGTCCGAGTTGGAGATACCACTCGGCTGATACCAAAACCTAATCGCATTCGAACGCTTCTCGATGCGCTTGCACCCCAACATGATCAATGCCTTGCCGATGCGCGTCTGAATATCGCGCGTAAGCCTTGCGGCGTCGATCTTCAAGTATTGCAGCGCATCAGTCATGTTGAAATCACTGACTTGCTGCTCTACAAACCCGGACAAAATATCAACATATGCATCCGATTGATGTCTGCTGATCTGTTCCGGATCAAAAATCTTTTTCTGCTCCTCAGAATTAGGCCAAAATCGCTTACCCTGCCGGTATAAAACAACCGCTTCGGCAAACAACTGGTCACGAACCTTGGCCAAGCCATCACAATCAATATCTTCCCGGCACTCAACCGGCCAGAACCGACGACCGCCGGTCTCATCCTTATTCCAACCCCAGTTAACGTTGGTAGTTCCTGAGAACACAAGCTGGCGCGGACTGCGTATATCCCTGCGTCCATAAGGCGGACGGTATTCATCGACCTGCCGAGATAAGAATGATTTTTGACGAGTAGCCTCCGCCCGCGCTATCGAATCCAACTCAGCGAACTCGTAGAGCCACTTACCGCGAATCGACGCCATAGAATCTTTGTTATGCAAATCAAGATCCGTATCGCCGAACCACTCGCCACCCAGGACGCGCAACATCGAAGACTTACCGCGCCCCTGTGACCCCTCGAGCACCAAACAACAATCGAACTTGACACCAGGATCAAACACACGCGCCACCATGCCGATCAAAAACCATCTCGAAACGCGCATGATGTAAGGCGATTTTCCAGCGCCGATATAATCGGAAATCCAATCATCAACCCTAGGTACATCATCCCAAACAATGGAATTTAAATAATTCCGGACGGGATGGAATCCATTCGCACGCGCCAGCGCTTCGGCGGCCTCGGCTACCTGTGCAGCCGTTGGCGCAAAACCATACTCACGAGTAAGCCACATCGATGTTTGCACATCGTCGTTGGCATCCCACTCGCCAACACCACCCGCTCGATACGGCGGCGGCTTGAGCTTTTCCATCGTGTATGAAAATTCATTGAACCCCAGGACGCCCGACCATCGGTGATCTGATTCCAGGATGTCGTAGATATTGGCTGCGCACGGCACAATCTTGTAATGACTGTTAAGCAATAAACCAGACTTTGACCGGTTGACTGGCGAGGAATCGATAATCTTCTCAGCTTTAGGCTTGCGTAATCTGTTGATGATTTCGCATATATCAAACGCATCCAACCCTTCCGAAACCGCATCCGCCACATCCCACCCGTCAGGCTTTTCACCCGGCCTGGGGATGTCGACAAACTGAAAATCAATGGAATCATCAAGCTCAAGCAAAATCTTATGAATATCGCGCATTGCACGCATGCCAGGCTGGTCCGCTTCTGACAGCAAAGGAACCGATCCAGGATCGACTCCAACTGCTTTTTGTTCTCGGGTCAGTTTCTGCCGCTTAGCATCGCAATCAGCCCATGCTATAACCTTACGGTTAACCAACGAAGACCAATCTGACTTATGCACAGCCTTGGTGCCACCCTGCCACGTCACAACCGCATAACGATCGCTCAGCAACTTATGCGCAACATCCGCGCACTTCTCGCCTTCAACCAGCAAAACCGGAAGATCAGGCGATTGAGATAACCAATCCAGCCCATACAACGGCCTGGCCGAATCAGAAAAAGCCATCCAGCGCCAATCCACCTCTCCGGTTTCGCGGTTACGGCAAAAACAAACAGGACACGTCTCCTTGCCGCCATCGGATGTCGTAAACCGGTAAACATAACCGTTTATACGCCCGTCCGCTGCGCGATACGTATACACCACATCAGGCTTGCCGCGCACATAATGCGCAACCGGTGGCGGCGGCGCATCATTAGGTACCGGCATAATTGGCACCCAAGGCGAACGGGCGTGCTCATCTCTGATGCCCGCCTTCTTCTCTACGATTCTCGGCTGCGATGTTTCTTTCGCAACTACCGAGGATACCTCGGCAGTTGCCGGCTTCTTTTTCTCTATGATTCTCGGTTGCGCAATTTCTTTCGGCTTATCCTGCGACCGGCCATCAGCATCAATATCAACGCCAACCATCCCAGCCACTTCAATCGCAGCATCTTTCTGCGCCATAAACCGGACGTATGCATATAAGCTGATCAGATCGCCGCCGGAATCACCTGTCGCGTTGTCGATCCACTTTCCAGTTTTTGCGTTAATGACAAACGACCCCTTATGCCGGTCATCTCTGGTAGGATTGTGCGGCTTATACTCATCGCCGCTCCAATCACCACCCGGCAACCAATCAACCAGTAACCGCCTGGCATGAACCAGCGCCGCATCGGATATAACTCTGAAATTAATTCTATGACCGGCCATCACCGCCACCTTGATATCAATGGCGAATGCTCGCGCAGGATCTCAATCACCCAGTCAGGATTAAGATCTACCCAGTAACAAAAATTTCTGAAATGCCCAAGCAGAAAAAAATCACGCGCAAGCTTTCTGAGATAAACCGGATTACATGAACTAGAAATCCGACGCTTAACACCAGGTTTGTGAAACAAATCTTGTACCGCTTTGCAGAGAATCGCAAGCATCAACGCCTGCTCTGGCACATCGACCGTTGCGTTACGGATCAGCATCCGCATCAACAACTGCTCGTGCTTAGATGGGCTTATTGATTCATCCATGACAAAAAAACAGGCGCCATCGAAAAAGGAGGGAATAAACGATGGCGCCTGCAAGGCTATAACCTGCTTTTAACCGAGCAGGCGCGGCGCAGTAAACTTTCTTTATGAAATGGCTAATGAAAGGGAAGGCTGATTCCGTTACATTGATTTTGGTATTAAATGTTCTTATCGTGATCTGCATGCGCATTCACCGTTATCAGCAAGTTCAGGCCATATCTCATGCCAATCATCCGGACGCATATCTTTCCGTGATACCTGTCCTTTCGTTTCTGACTCGATGATCGTCATCCATTTAATGGGGATCGGTCTCTTGCCGTTAGCCCAGTTACTGATAGAGACATTCGGCACGCTTATACGCCTTGATAGGCTTGAAGCACTTTCAATGTTATTTAAATATTCTTTAAGTTTCATCGTGCGCATATATTAGCGCAGCGCTAATAAATATGTCAAGCGATGCGCGAATGGATAATTTTAGCGTTGTGCTAAATAATTAGCTACATGGATACAATAGAAATTACAAGAGTCAAGAGACTCAAAATATTGAAAGAAGAGTTTGGTAGTTATGCAAAAATTACCGAGAAAACTGGTCTTTCAGAATCTCAACTGAGCCAGTGGGCAAACCAGTCCCCAGACTCTAAAACTGGCCGACCTAGGGTTATGCACAGCGATTCTGCGAGAAAAATAGAAATAGGTTGCTCAAAACCCACGGGATGGATGGATCAGCCCGTTTATGATGAAAGCGAGATCAACAAAGAATATGCAATATCATCAGAAAATATGAGCGTCAATCGTATAGAGGCGCACCAGGTCCTGCAGACAATCCCAGAAGAGTACTTATTACACGTAAAAAAAATCCTTGGAACGTATGATGGAGTCGAACGCAGAGCAAGACCTAGAAAACGCCAAAATAATCAGAATAAGTAATTGGTGTTACGAAGAGCAATGCAAATGTAAAAAAGGATAATCATGGCTTACGAAGAGAATAATATACCAGCTCTAAAAAACATCACTCACTACCAATTTACTAAATCGATGCAAAACCTTATGGGCATATGCACCGGAATTATTGCCGACAATAAAATCAATGACGAGGAGATTCATTTCCTAAGTACCTGGCTGAGCGAATTCCCGGAAATCACAAAAGTATGGCCTGGTTATCTAATCGCAAATCGCATCAGAGAAACATTGAAAGACGGAATAATTACTCAAGAAGAACGAAACGACATCCTTGAAACAATCACACAGCTTGTGAACATTTCCTTCACCGGGACTGGTGCAGCCATCCCAGATTCCCCAGCCCTACCTGTTGACGATGATCCGTCAATATTCTTCAGGAACATGTCCTACTGCTTCACCGGCCGGTTTATTTACGGAACCCGCGCAAAATGCGAGCGGATCGTACTATCTCTTGGTGCGATGGCGGTCGACACTGTATCAAAAAGACTTAATTATCTTGTGATAGGCACTTTAATCGAACCAACCTGGGCAAATACCAGCTACGGCAGGAAAATAGAATCCGCAGTCAAGCACAGGGACTCAGGAGCTGAAATATGCATCATCTCAGAAAAACAATGGACCGATGCATTAGTTGACACAATCCGCTGAAAAACTAATCGAAACATTGCTCAAAATTACATTTCCGTCGCTGGGAAAACACTTAGATTAGAGCTTCCTTAATCCAATTATCTGCATAATTGTCGGTTTCACATCAGAAAATATATAAATGATCTGAGCTTCTTTAATATGCTCTGATATCTTTATCAAAATCCTCGTAAACAAGTTGAACAGCATTATTCTTATCAAGTAATCCATATCCGCACTCCAAACAAGAAATCACAAAAAAATTTTATTCAAAATATTAGCGTAGCGCTATTGACTTGATATTAGCATATCGCTAATATTGTCAACATCAACCACAAAAACTCACTAGACCCGAGAATTGATGTTGATATCTAAAATTAATTATTAAGGAAAAATGATGTTAAAAATTATTATCTTATTATTAGCCTCTTTTATGTGTCTTCCCGTACTGGCATCTGAGGATGCTCACCAGCTTGTCGGCGCGATACACATAACAAACCCAGGTGCACAAAGAATCATCCAGAACATGACGATAGAAATTAACCATCGTCACCCAAGTAATGCTTCTTGCGAATCAGCAAAGCAACAATTGACAGACCAACACATTGAAATCCATCCGGACACGTTACAAGCACATTACGGCATGACATCCGGAAAGATTAACAAGATCGTTCACCTGAGTTGCTTACCTGTTAACTCGGCTTTTCAATAACCGCCCTGCCGCGCGCGAGACATCACGTGCGGCTAATTAAGGAGATAGTCATGAGCATAGTCATACACTACCGAGATGGCGAGATCAACCAAGATCAGATCGATGCATTGAAGCAGTTCTACGGCTGCAACAATGTTGAATATTACAAATATCACCTGGAAACGCCGCCAGAGAACACTCTAGCACTGCTAGAACTCGGCATAGACCAGAACATGCCGGCGCATTGCACATTAAACAACGACATCCGGGTAATCGGCATAAACGAAGCATTTGCCGAGTTAACAAGCAGCGTGACAAGGATGATCGACCATCACTTGGAAACCGCAAGCAGCATCGAAACGCTTGTTAAGCAATTCATCAACGAGCGCGCGGACATCTTTACCATCGACGATGTACTCGATTACATCGGCATGGATAAAGAAAAAGACGGAACGCTATATACGCTACCAGCGATATTCAAGTTGCTTGAGAAACACGGCTGCAGCAAAGAAGTGATAACCGTCTACACCCCGCCCAATGGCGGTAAATCAGCAATCAACTACCGCTTCGCAGATCCATTCGAGATAGCGGTTTAATCTCTCAAATCAAGGAGGAAAAATTAATATGAGTAAACCTATTACAGACACGATGCACCACATCGGCAATGGCTTTTTTATCAGCTCAGCCAGTGACAAGCTGCAAGAGTTGGTCAAAAAGGTCAACGAATCAGGAAAGTCTGGCAAGATCGACCTGACCATAACCGTGAAAAAACAAACCAAGTCCGGCGCCATGCACATCACAGGTAAAGTAAAAGCTACAATGCCAGCCGATGAACCAATGGAAACCCTGCTGTTTGCCACCGACGACGGCGGCCTGTCGGCAGATAACCCACACCAGCAAAAACTCAATCTGACAGTAATCGACGAAAACAAACAACCATTGAAAACCATCGAAGGGATTAATTAATTATGGATAACTCTGAAATAATAACAAGTGAGACACAAGCAATTATTGATCTGGCTTCCAAAATCCAGCCAATCGAAATAGCAAGCCGTTACAACACAAGGCGTGTTGCACTTCCACCTGGCTGGAAACTAGAAGACAGAGACGATGAAAAATTAATGTCAATTCCAGCAAGGAAAAAAGGCTCTATCTCACTAAATGATACGGAAAGCTTCATAGCTTATGTAAACAGACATAAAGATCCAGAATATACAACAATTTATTGCTACTCAGACTACAGCACATCAAAAATAAATTTTAGCTGCATTTTTAACGATCACGGGCGACACATTGAGGATAGTGACACACAAAACTGGCGTGATTTCAGAGCAACCCACAATCCACAGTTATCTGAGGAATGGAAACGCCGGGTAGAGGATAACAGTGATGTCGATGGAACCAGAAAGTTCACGCAATCAGAACTAGCACAATTCCTCGAGGAAAATCTCAATGACATAGCTGTAGTTGATGGCATGCCAACTGGGACAGATCTCTTAGAAATGGCAACTTCTTTCGAAGCAAATCAGGACATGCGCTTTAAGTCTGCGATACGGCTACAGAATGGTGGCGTAAATATGAGCTTCATGCAAAACGATGACGATCAGACACTAGTACGAATGAAAATGTTTGAAAAAATCGCCATAGGGATACCAGTATTCTGGGGTGGAGATGCTTATCAAATAACTGCCCGTCTAAGATATCGAGTACGAGATGGCAGATTGATTTTCTGGTATGAGCTTATCAGATCCGACAAAGTACTAGAACATGCAACAAAAGGATTGATTGATAAAATCAAGACCGAAACCGAAGTACCATTGTTCATAGGTGCAGCATAATGATTCCAATAAAACTCATCGGCCTGCACGGCGAACCAGGCTGCGGCAAGGATACCATCGCAGAAATACTGTGCGAGATCCAGGCATTCCGACGGATATCACTTGCCGAACCAATCCGACGCGGCATAGCTGCAATGTTTCGCATCCCGACAAACCACCTTAATGACAGGGAACTCAAAGAACAGCCGCTTGATGAGCTATGCGGCAAATCCCCGCGTCAACTTATGCAAACACTCGGTACAGAATGGGGCAGGAACAGTGTCGATCTTGACGTTTGGCTCAAGATCGCCCAGCGCGATATCAACTATCTATCAAGCCTCGCAAAAGCCGGTAATGCGCATATCGACGGCATCGTGATAAGCGATATCCGGTTTCCAGGTGAAGCAAAATGGTTGCGCGACCAAGGCGGCATAATCTGGCATATCGACCGGCCTGATAATCCTTACGCCATCGAATCTGACCACATCAGCAATATACCGCTCGAGCCGCAACACGGCGACCAGTTTATCACCAACAACTGCGACATCGATGAACTGTGCGACCGGGTAGCAATATTATTACACCCAGCAGAGGTACCAGCATGATTCCATACGACACAAAAAACTACCGGGCAAACAGCAATATTTTCTACTCGAACGAAACGTGGAAAGCACTCGCATCAGTTGTTGGTGTGCTGATGATAGTTTGGATGATCAAGCTAGACCGCGAAACACTAGTCGATCACGTGATGCATCAAGCAAAAGCAGCGCATATATCCGCACAACAGTGCGATAACCAGAGATAACCGCCATGCCATCAGTCAATAAAGCAATACTAATTGGTCACCTTGGCAAAGATCCTGAGATCAGATACATGCCGAACGGCGACCAGGTCGCGCAAATGTCAATCGCCACAACCGAAGCATGGAAGGATAAAAACGGCGAAAAACAAGAGCGCACCGAATGGCACCGCATCGTCATGTACCGGAAACTGGCAGAAATCGCCGGGCAGTACTTAAAGAAAGGCCGCTCCGTCTATGTCGAAGGACGGATACAAACACAAAAATACACTGATAAAAAGGATGGAATCGAACGGTACGTTACGCAGATCGTTGCTGAAACAATGAAAATGCTCGGCAATAACCCGAACAGTCAAAATCAACAGAATCAAAGCCAAGCTGGCGCAGGCAACAATAATGATGCCGATGGATTCAACGACATGGATGATGATATACCTTTTTAACGATGGGAAAGCACACTAAAAAAAGGCAATACTGGAACAGCGATCAAGAACAGGTCGTGCTGAAACATTACGCCGATTCGACACCACAAGAGCTTGAAATGCTACTTAACAATGTATTCGTAGCTGCACAGATCAATCATAAAGCAAAAAAACTCGGTGTAAAAAAGAGTGATGAATATCTGATCAGATTCGGCATTCTGGAGAATGGAAAATTCTGCAAAAACCGAAACACTCACAATAAAGGAAAGCGATTCATATCGGGCGGCCGCAGCATTGAAACAAGGTTCAAGCCTGGACTTACCCCCCCTAACCATAAACCTGTTGGATCAACACGAACAACGGTTGATGGTTACTTAGAAATTAAAGTTGCTGAAGGACGCAGGCAATGGAAACCACTGCATCATAAAGTCTGGAAAGATACTCACGGCATTTATCCTGAAAAAGGCACGGCAATCATTTTCAGGGACGGCAATAAGAAAAACTGCAATATAGACAATCTTGAATTGATATCAAGAAAGCAGTTGATGCAGAGAAACACTGTACACAACTTGCCGGAAGAACTAAAAGAAGTGATCAGGCTTAAATCATCGTTAATGAGGAGAATAAATGACAAACAAGGCAAAAGACGTAACAACGCTGCGTGAATTACTTTTCGATACAATCGGCAAACTCAATGACGAAAAGAATCCCATGGATCTTGAGCGCGCAAAAACTATCGCAGAAGTAGCGCAAGTAATCATAAACAGCGCAAAAGTCGAAGTAGAGCATGCAAAAGTAACCGGAAAAACTACATCAACTGAGTTCTTGCCGAACGACAAGCCGAAAGACTTAGGAAACAACGGATATGTGCACAGAATCGGCGACAGAGAAAAACATCATATGTTTTAAAATTATGGATAAAGAAAAAATCGAAAAATTATATGAAGAGGCATTCACTGATTTTATTAATTCTAAATCAGAAATAATGTTATCTATACAAAATGATGAAATTATTAAATAAGACGTCGCAATAATTGTTACAGATGCATTTCTGGCTGGAGTTAAAGCGGCATGCGAGATATTCGAAAAAATAAACGAATCTAAACAACTGCACTAACATGCAAACACGCACACAATCATTTATAGAATCATGCATTAATGTGTTGATAGGATACTTAATAGCACTTACAACACAGATCATAGTATTCCCG